CGAGTTGGGCACGGCGCGCCTTTTGCAAAAACATCCATGTCCAGGCGAACCCGCGATCATACGAGATCAGGGGCAGCATATGCCCCGTGGTCGCGCCGCGCGGCGCGTCGGGCCGGCCGTATTCGGTGGCCACGCCAAAGCCGTTACTCACACCACAACGATATTCCAGCATCATCTCGGTTGTGACCGAGATCAGGCCGGAAATCAGCGGATCGGTGAGCAGGGCCGCGTTCTGCATGGCCAGGGCCGCCGTCACATCGGCGATGAACTGCTCGTAGGTTTCGCCCGAGGCCAGTTGATACTTGCTGATATAGCTGGCGTCCCAATAGCTGGGCAGGGCGAATTGCTTCAGATCGTTTGGGCCTAGAGTTGCCATATTGCTCCTTAACTCCAATCAACGACTTGCGGGCGAACGAACAACACGGTCGCCTGCTCGACAAATCCGACCACCATATCTTTGGTCGCCTCGCCAGCAGCGGCAGTGATCTCGCCCACCGAATCGGATACGTAAACCAGGTTCCCTGCCTTCGCGCCCGAAATGCCCGTAATTGGACCATAGACACACACGTCTACCTCGTTGCCGCTGGGGATCGTGGTATTGCCGTACTGGTCGCCGACCACAATGCCAACAAAGGGCAACAGGGTAGCCACCGCCGAGCCGTCGGCGCGCGTCACGGTCTTGGACGCCGACAGATATACCGGCTGGCCAGGGGCCAGGGCCTCGCCTGCGGTATAGCGGCGCACGATAGCGCCAGGAAGCGCCCGCACATTGGCCGCCGTAACAGTAATACTTGCCATTTCTTGCCTCCGTCGTTACTGAACTCGGTATCGTTGCTTTAGCTCTGCCTCGCGTTGCTTGGCGTCGGCGGGGAGAGGCGTCCCCCGCCCTTCAGCGGCGTTGTTGCCCGCCCCTGGCGTTGCCACCGTGGGCTTGACCAGTTGCGGCCACCGTTGCGCCAAAGCCTTGATCTTCTTTTCCAGATCAATCGGCTGGTCGTCGTCGTCGTACTCGATAGCCTCAGCCGCCAAGAGCTTGGCCGTCAGTTCCGGCTCCAGGTTGAGCTTGGTTGCCAGGCGTTCGGTCAGGCGCCCGACGCGCTCTTGCCGCAAGGCCGCCGATAGCGCCGTGACGCGCTCGGTGGCATGCGTCAATTGTTTGGTCGCCCTTTCCAAGTCCCCCAATTTGGCATCGGCCTGCGCCTGGGCGTTGGCCTCCAATTCCTTGAGCCGCTTACGCAACCCCGCCGCCTCACTGCGGAGTTTTTTTGCCTCTTCGAGACTGATCATTTCCGTCTCGGCCGCTGTCGTGGCCGGCTGCTCAATCACCGCCTGGGTGGTCGTCTCAGCCGCCGCGCCCGCCGATTGCGTTGGCGTTTCGCCCGCCTGGGGCTGGCTGTCGCCCGCCTGGGGCTGCACAGTCGTTAGTTCTGCCATCGTCATTTCACTCCTATAGATGTATGTTCATCACCAACCAGCACAACGCCGGCGGCGTTAGAACCAAACAGAGAGAAAGGGCCAGAAACCGCGCTCTCGTCATCGCTCTCCCTCTTGCTTCGCTATCCGCAACTCCTCCAAACTCGGGATTCGCAGGCTATCGCCCCACGTCTCGTTATGAGTCGTGCGCGCCAGCGCACGAAAGTCGAACTGCCCGCCCTTCCAGGCGTCGTAATAGCTGCCTAGCATTTCCTCCTGCTTTTGGGCGTCCAGCCTGGCAAACCACTCCGCGCCGGTCTCAAAGTCCAAATCAGGCCCATCAGCCAGGATCGGCACCTGCGTACAACGCCCATTGGGGTGGTCGTACATCTCACGCTCTAGCGCAAACGTTTCGCCATCAGCGGCCAAACATGCTAAGCATGTCCGGCTGTCCTTGGTCGCCATGCGCTTGAAGCTACTCACCACGCCCGATTCCCGATACTCTGCAACGTTGGCTGTGCGATAGACCCGCAATTGCTCCGTGCGCGCAATGACCAACGCCTTTTGCAAGCCGGCAGCCAGGCCATCGGCCATCTGGCGCGCCACTTTGACCGGGTTGTAGCCCGCGCCGATGCCGTTAACCAACGCATCAGTCAGGCCGTTCACCGCGTCCGGCGCTATGGCCCGCCCCTTCAACAGTGAGAACAGCGGGGAGCCATCGCCGCACAAGCCCGTCATGTATTCCACCGCGTTGCGCGGTAGGATGTTAAACGATACGCCCCCCGCCGCTCGTATGGCCTCCGCCGCGTGCTCTATGCCCAGCTCGCCCAGGTAACGCTGCTCAGACGTAATCAGCCCCTCGGCATAGTGCTGGTAGCGCGTCGCCTCGGCGTTGGCCTGGGCAATCAGTGAGCGGTAACGCTCTTCGCCCATAATCATGGCCCGCGTCGGCTCGCGCCCGTCTTTGCGCCATTCATCGGCTTTGGCAATCAAGGCGTTCAAGTCGCCTTGCAGCCCTTTCTCAATCTGTAGCCAGCGCCGCGTCATGGCCGCCATCTGCGCCGTTTCGCGCGCCAACAGGTCGCGCTTGAACTCACGCATCACCACAACCACCGCTGGGTCAGCCATAGAGCGCCTCGGTTTGCGCTGATTGCCCCTGGTCAAATTGGCGTTGAGCATTGAGCATGGCCTGGGCAAGCTGCGCCGTCTGCCCCGCCGCCTCTTTGCCGCGCTCTTCCAGGATCGCGGCGATTTCCTCTTTCGTTCGGCCCTCATCTTTGAGCGCGGCCACGAACGGCATCCCCGCGTCTATCTGCGCCTTGCGCGCCTGACCCTCGGCCAATCGCAACGCTACGGGGTCAACCGGCAAGGAGGCGCTCTGCCATTGCGTCTGCAACGGCGTCACGACCACGGCGTCAAGCGGGCGATAGAGGTTGTGCAACCGCGCCGATAACGCTATTACATCCTCCCAGGCGTTGCCCCAAACCCGTTGGCGCCGCTCGGCCTTGTGAATCAGACCAATCTCCTGCTCTTGCAGCGACAGCCCCGACGGTTGATCGGCGCCCATCGCTTGGAAGAGATATTGCGGCGTGCGCGATAGGCCAGCGGCCACCTCAATCCAATACTTGGAGGCCCGAATGAGATAGCCGGGGTCCACCGGCTCGATAGCGCCCAGCCGCCCTTGCGGGTCGGTGATGCGTAGTAAGTGCGCCGGCGAGATTTTGATCGGAACTTCTTTGCCATCTGTCCCCGTGGCAGACGAGACCCCCGCCGCATAAAGAATCCGGAACCCCGCCGCGTCTTCGGTCGCCAGCAGGTCAATATCGCTCTTATTGAGCGCGTCCTGGATCGGCAAAATCTGCTCAATCTCTGACCCGCCTGGATTGACGAATGGGATTACCGCTAATCCTAACGGGCCTGAATTATCCGACCACGGGATCGGCCACGGCTCCCCCTTGCTATCCTGCCATTGCTCCCACGTCATGCCGCCAATGCCAGCATTGGCGCGGGCGCCGGAGATGTACTTCTCCACGCGATCCGGGAAATAGAGCGTTAGCCGCGTGCGCCCATTATTAACTGGATTGTAGGGGTCGCTTATCTGCCACTTTTTTGCCGCAAACAGCGGCGTGTCGGTAGAGGGATCACGATAAACACGGATGCCCTGCGTGCCATCATAGGCATAATTCAGCGCCCATACCGGCGCGCCGCGCGCGCTATCCCAATCTACCACAATATAGGCTACCCCGTCACGGGCCGCTGCTTCATAGAGAGCGTCCTGTGTTGCATCCATGCGGTTCGCCTGCCACCACTCCATCGCCCGCGCTGCCAAGTCCAAGCCATCAGAGGGAACGTCTGTCTTTAGCGCCGGCGCAAAGCCGGTGACCTCTAGCCGCTCAACAAGGCAATCTATAATAAGCTGACACATGTTGTGCGCGAATAGGTAATTCGCGTCTTTGGCCTGTAGCCCGATGAACTCTTTTTGCCGGTCTGAGAGATACGTCGGGTGCTTGCCGCCCGCATAGTCGCGCACGACGCGGATCATGCGTTCCTCGGCGGCGTCCTGCGACGCGACCCAGCTCAGGTAGGCGATCTGCGCTTGCGCGTTGTAATCGGTTGGCATAGGTTTAATATTCCTGCAAACTGAATGAGTTGGCGGTCGCTACTAGCTGCGTAAACGCCCCCGCCGTCGCGTCGGCTTGGTCATCGTGAGCGCCGCCCCATAGCGCGCACACCTCATCGAGCCAGGGCGCCACCCAGGCGCCTGCCACGAGGCGTACATTGCCCGCGCGCGCCTGAGCCAGGAATGGCGCAAAGCGCACCGCCTTGTCGCCGCTCACGGGCACACCGGCGCAATCGAATCCAGCAAGCAATCGCAAGAGCGCGCCGTCAAAGAGCTTGCCCGATGCGCCGCCCTCGCGCTCCCAGCGCACCGCCGTGGCCCCGCCGTCGGATTGCGCGGTCTGTAGCGCCAGCGTTTCCACGTCGCCTGGGCCAATGCGCGCCCTGATGACGTGCTCGACATAGTACACGCCATCAGCAGCGGTCATCTTGACCCCTACCGTCCAGTCAGGATCGCGGCTCTTGACGCTGCGCTCTGTAGCCGCAAAATCCCAGTAACGCACACGCCGCGTTCCAGCAGGGGCCGCCGCCACAATCGGGAACCACTCGCGCTTTGCCACCCCGCCCTCTAGCTGAATGTCCCAGTTGCCATCCTCGTATTGCGCCCGCGTTACCGGATCGAGCAGCGCCAGGCTTTGGCGATAAGCCGCCTGGTCAATGTAAGGATTGTCCGCGATGCGGGCCGGAACAAAGGGCCTATCTGCGCCGCCGCCGGTGATGAACCGCGCCTTGACCCATTCATGGCCAGGGCCGCCAGGGTTGGAGGCGCTGCGCATTCGGAGCGGAACCTTGATGCCCGCGTTGCGGCGCAAACGGGTAAACAGAAACCGATATTGGTACTCGCTGAATGCGGTCAATTCGTCAAAGCCGATGAACTGGAACTCCGACGACCGATAGCGTTGCTCACCGCCCTCATGGTCTAGATAACCAAAGCTCACCGATGCGCCGCTGGGGAATGCCCAGGTATGGGTTTCGTTGTTCCACCTCGCGTCGGTTGTGTCCAGCCATTCATGCGCCCGATCCATCAACGCGCCTGGTAGCGCCAGGTCGCTGTAGGTGCGCCGCAAGAGCAAGGCGGCATAGCCAGGCACATCGGCATATTGCAGCGCCGCCATGAGTAGCGCGTCCGACTTGCCGCCGCCCGCCGCGCCCCCAAAAAAGGCTTCGCGTTGTGGCAGCAGCAGGAACGCCGCTTGTCTAGGCGTTGGCCTATGCGGTATGTAGCGCGTCATCCTCGGTGTTAGCAGCGCCCGCAGCCGAGGCTGTGAACGCACCAACTGTAGCCAGGATTGCGCCGATTTCGGATAGTTGATCGTCGTCGAATCCATGCTTGATCTCGATCTTGCCCCCGTCGGGGCCGCTGACCTCTAGCCGCTCGCGGGCGTCTATCCCTAGCAATTTCGCCTCGCGCTCTAGCGCCTTGAGTATCGTATCGTAGCGCCCCTTTGCCCAGGCCGCGCGTTTCACTTCCGCGATTTCGGCCAATTGCCGCGCGCGGTGTTCCCCGTAGGCCTCGGCTGCGCGGCGGTTCCACTCAGCCTTAAGCGCCTTCAGGTCATCGGCAACAGTGCCCAATGACCACGGCGCGCCCGTCTTGGCGTTGATAATGGGGTTATCGCCGCTGGCCAGCGCCACGACGATCTCGCGCGCCGTGAGGCCGCGCAAGACAAGCTGCGCCACGCGAGCGTCGCGTTGACGTTATGTTA